GCCACTCAGCGTCAGCGGCGATCTGGGCTGCCATCTGCTTACCGAGGTAATCCAGATAATCTTCCAGTTCAGCATCCGACATTGACTTTACGTCGATATGACGCGGACGGAAACCAACTACTTCCTTGTACATTTCCCAGAACAAAGTCTCGTTTTCGTGGCGCTTAAACTCAGCCACGGTCGTGACGCCCATCTCGGCCCAGAAATCAAGTTCCTCGACATAGAGACCCGTCCAACGATTGTCCGGATCTTCGGCGATCCAAGCCAGCTTTTCAGCATTGAGGGCGGCAAGGTGTTCAGCAAGGGTCATGTTATTCTCCAAAGAAGAGGGGACGCATTTTGGCGCAGATGAGGCGGTAAGCTGCTTTCTCACGCTGGCTAAGCCAGTCATCGGCATCTTCCTGCTGCATTTCATGCTTGATCTGCTCAAGACCGTCGAGTAGAAGGTTACCGCAACCGGTATAGTTCTTCACAATCTCAACGGCTTCATCAAGGGTCATCGGATCTCTCTTTCTTATAGACTGGATATAGTGTCGGTCGATCAGATTATCAAGAGCGGCAAACGCAAGTCTGCTATGCGCGGAACGCATGTCTGTCTGATAGTCATTGGATCGTCTCATACACTATAGATGGGGTTGGCAAGTCGGATTTTCAAGGGTTCCTTTTGCATACCTGCTATGCATCTAGAGCATGGGCTAAGTGCTTGATTTGTCGTTCGGCTAAGTGATTGATTTTATTGGGGTCGATCCAGACGCAGGAGGAGACGGCTGGAGCGGGTTGGATTGGCTAGATATATCCATACCAGCCGTCTCCAGCGCCCGTCTCCTGCCGCTTCCTACCGAGCCGTCATGCTGAGAGAAAGGATGAAAACTCTCGGTTCAAGTCCTGAGTGAGTACAACTTCCTGTAGAATAAACGGCGGAGTCCAACCATCAAAGGCACCGCCCTCATTCAGGAAATCGCAATACTCCTCAGCCTCTTCTTCAAACTCAAAAGCCTTTATCAGTTGATCGGTTGATGTTTCCATCACACACCAGATGAAATCAAAATCGTCGGTCTTAAGTGGCATGATATGATAGTTATCCATTTTCTTCTCCATGATTAAACTTTGAATGCCTTGAACTTGTTCTTCCTGTCATCTGGTTTGTTTGTCGTAATGTTCTTTGTCTGACCACTATCAACAATATCTATCTGAGCAGAATTTTCTACATCATACAGCTTCATCTTGGCTCTATCAATGCCAAGAACAAATCGTTTGTTCTGAGTTGGATCATTGTATCGATTCTTCAACTGCTTTACCATGATCTGACCGAGTGCTTGAAGTTCTTCGGTAGAAATAAGAGCAAACATGAAGTCGGCCGTTGCAGGCAGACCAAATGATTCGGAAGTATCTTCAAGACCAACGTCAGAGGATGTGAAACCGCTTCTGGTTGTCTGAGTAGCAGAAACGACAGGCACTTCAAACTCTACAGCAAGACCACGCAACTCTTCTGCAATAGACTTGATGTATGTGTACGAATTGATATTAGAACCAGGCTTCACGCGCGAGGACATACAGATGTTGAGATAATCAATGAAGATGATATCTGGCTTGAAAGACTTCTTCAAGTTCAACTCATTTAGCAAAGCCTTGAAATGCATTGAAGATGCGCCAGCGGTCGGATATTCCTTGACGATCAACTTGCCATTTGTTCTAGACTTTAGTATCTTCGCTTTCTTCTCATACATGTCTTTCGGAAGAGCCATCAGGTCTTCAAATGTGATGTTCATGAGATTGGCATCAATACGCTTTGCAACTTCTTCTTCAGCCAACTCAAGAGTGATATACAATACATTCTTGCCTTGATTGAGAGCGGAAGCAGCAACGTGACACATGAACAAAGATTTACCGACACCAGTGCCAGCAAGTGCAATGTTCAGCGTCTTCTTCGGCAGTCCATCTTTCGTGATCTTGTTAAAGAACTCTAGATCAAAAGGAATCTTCTCAAGCACACGATGATAGTAATCATATCGCTTATCAAAATCTTCCAGATAGTCGTGACCAACGTTCGGATCAAACGATACAGCCAAAGCATCAGATAGAATAGAGGGAATGGCTCCCGTTGTAAGAGAGCCATTCTTGTTATTCATGATTTCGATTGAAGACATAATTGCATGATACAATGCTTTTTCTTGACAGAACTTTTCTGTGCTATCAACAAGCCAATCAATGTTTGTGTCATCGGTGTTGCTACGAAAATCACTAATTGTGGTAGTGATATTCTTGACCTGATCTTCTTTCAGTCCGTTGAGAGAATCGATCTCAATCTGAAGAGCATCAAGAGTTGGAGTTTTATTGTACTTGAGAACAAAGTTCTTGATCTCCTTATAGAGAACACGATCTTCTTCTACGGTAAAATATTCGTCCTTGATGAAGGGAAGAACCTTACGAGTATAGTCTTCATTCCTCAACAAATTCCGTAGTATTGTCTGTTCCAACTTCATTATCAGGATTCTCCGCCGCTTCCAAAATAATCGTATTTAAAATAAGACCTGCAAATTCTGTAAATTTGACATCTTTTCTCAAACTTGTTTCAGTGTGATCACCCATTGCGTAGAGATCATACTGAAACTTGACCTTTGCAGTACCGTCTTCCAACTCTTGTACCGCAACTTCTGTAAAGCGAAGTATAACACCATTGTAGGGCTTAGTCAAGATTTCAATGGGAACAGTGTCTTCTTTCATATCATCACGAAAACGAAAATCTTGTCCTACAATCATTCTTTTTCTCCTTCTTCCGCAGTTGTGACATTAGACTTACCGTAGAGGAACTCATTCTTACAAGCTTCGTCAATCTGATCCAGAATGTCCTTGGTAAAATACTTCTCAGGCTCTTTGAGAATAGCGGACTCAAATACTTTTATTCCATTTGGCAATTCATACCGAGTAGAAACCTTCTTGATGATTTCAAACTTCTCAGCCAAATCGACTAGACCGTAGTATGGATCAAGACCGTCAGAATAGTCGAGCAGAGTTTCGACCTTCTTGTTCTCAATCGTCAAACGAGCCTTCTTGAGATTGGCTGTGATGATTGCACCAGTGACCTGATTGTCTTTATCCTTGTCCTTCTTCTTAGACAGAAATAGAATAGTCGATGCAGCATATTCAAGACCAGAACCACCACCCATCTTCTTCGTTGGCACATAAGAGCCGACTACATCATAAACGTGATTGGTCACGATGAGTGGCACCTTAGCCTTACCAAGCTTGAGAGTGAGAACACGGAATGCACCACGAACCAACTGAGCGCGTGTCATGTCGCGTGTGTCCTTACCGTCTGCAATGTCTTGCATTTCTTTGTCAGTAGAAAGATTGCCAAGCGAGTCAAGAACGAAGAGCATCGGAGGACGATCCTTCTTCTCCTTGTCCTCAATATACTTGTCGAGAATCTTTACGGCTTGAGTGCGGAATTCCTGGATAGTAGCGACTGGCACGACCGCAACTCTCTTTGTGTCAATACCCCTGTCAGTAAGCATCTGCTTAGATATTGCGGATTCTGATTCAAAGTAGAAGACGAATCCTTCGGTATTGTCACGGAGGAACTGTCGCACGATATTGATTGCGTAAAAGGTCTTGCCGGTTGAGGGTTCACCAGCGAGTGCAGTGACTTTATTTGCAGGTAACCCACCGTAGATAGAGCCAGATAAAAGAGCATTGAGGCTATAGCTACCAGTACCAATGAAACCAGTAACGTCACCAGCCTCAACACCTTCGTCTGCAATTCCTGCATACTCATTATCAATCTCCTTAAGTAGGGAGTTAAACATATTATTCATTTAAGTTTCTCCTTAATGTTAGTGAGATAAGAATCTCCTTATCTCATTGGAACTTCTTTCTTACCGTTTCATCTTCAAGAAACGAAAGAAAAGAATATCGTACCTTATTTGGATATTTATCAGGGCGTAAAGTCGTGTTATGAAAATAGTGTCCTGAGTAAAAAACAGCAGTGTTATATTCAGACCCAGTTACATAGATTCTCTCGTATCGCTCATTCTTTTCTAGATCATACCAAGAACGGAATGATCTTGCGTCAGACTTGAATATAGGTGACGTTTCATACATTCCCTTAGGCAAGTCATGTTTATTGTAGTAAACTTTACCGTCATGTTTAAATTTGAAAAATGCCGTTCCTGTATCTGGCATATCTTTCATGAGCCATAAACTGCCTACATAAGGCGCGAGATCGGCATGAGGTTCGACATCTCCTACCATACCAGGATAGCAGATGTTTGAACATGATGCCCAGTTCCAAAAGCTTGTATCTTTGCCTGTTGTTTTCTTATATAGAGCAGACCAAAACTGATGTAGAAACATAAATTCGGTTGTACTAAAAAACTGTCTAAACCCAGGTATATACGTTTTTAATTTTCCACCATATGCAGGATGTCGTTTAACAAATGTTACGAAATCATCAGGATGTTTAAGAATGTTTCGAATGAGAACATATTGAATTCCACCTTCAGGCGTTTCTTTTAACTCAAAAGTCATATTCTCATTAAGCTGACATATGTGTTTATGTTCCTCTCTTTCTATAGGAACAAATGCATTTTCGCTCAAAAGTTTAAATTCGTCCATTCAGCACCTCACGATATCATCTTCGTTACAGATATCACCCATCTGAACCTCAATTGCAATCAAAGTTTCAGTTAGATGAGTATTCGTGATCTTGTGCATTGCAAGTTTTGGTACATGGAATGACTCGCCTTTACGAACAGTAAAGATGTTGCCATCAACAATAACTTTGCCTTCGCCTTGCACAATCGTCCAATGTTCACTGCGATGATTGTGATATTGTAGAGAAATGGCCTGATCTGGCAAAATCTCTAGCTTCTTTACCTTGTAGCCTTGATCAACATCAAGGACGAACCAACGACCCCACGGCCGAGAAGCACCATCAAGATACTTTCTAGAAGCTACAATGTCTTCTAGCACTTTATGAAAATCGTCATAATCACTTCTTGTCATATCCACTCCAATCTCGGTTTACTATTATATTGTTTGTTGAAAACGAACCAGGCAAAAGCTAACATACCACCGCCGCCATTAAATCCAACTCGTTCTCCGAAAACATAGCAGCATTCTAACATATTAAGGCTGTAAAGTCTATCTCTTCTTTCTTTGCCCTCAAGAAAAGATAGCTTGTTAAAGATACAGACTTTCTTACTAGCCAGATTGAGAGCATGAAGAGTAAACTTTGTTCCAATCTTGAACGGTGGATTAGTAACAATATTTTCGGCCTCTCGTCTGCTGTTTAGAAAGTCAAAATGATTGTCCCCATAACCACGATCAATAAGATCGGTAGCATAAAAATTGCTGTAACCATAATGTTTCAATCGTTTGCAGATTGCACCATCACCACATGCTGGTTCCCAGATTTCACCTTCAAACTTTTCACGATCTAGCAAAGCATCGATAGCCCAATCAGGAGTCGCATAGAAGTCATCCTTCTCACGATTTGGATTACCTGAACCTGCTAGTCGTGTAAATTGTTCTAAACTCATGCGAAAAAATCTTCCAAAGAACTTACATGCTCAGTCTTCCAACCGATACTATCAAGAATAATCTTCAATGGTTCCACGAAAGACTTGTTGAACTGTGTATTATAGTCAATGTACTTCTTAATGTCAAGTTCTTCTGGCAAAATGCCAGTGAACGAAATGACATTAGACTGAATAGTATTTGGTTCAATCAGATAGATGAATTTGATCTTCTCACCTTCTTTGATCAACTGATACTTCTTTTCTAGCTTCTTGGACTTGATGAGATGATTGTATATCAAAGATCCGCGAACATGAATAGGACAACCTTTGCCAAATAGTGTCTTGACATCCGAGAATTTTTCTAGACCGTTAACGCCGCGAGGAAATGCAATCTCAGGAATGTCAGCAGACTTGAACTCGGTCTGAGTTTGTTCAATGAAGCGAATAACCTCATCTTCTGTTCCAGACAGAATAACGTCAATTGCTTGCCAAAGCTTTTCACGACAGAAAGATGGAGTGGAAGACTTGATCATCTCAAGACCCATCACCTTAACTTTCGGCTTTGCATACTCAACACCTTCGTTGTTATAAACATTCAGAATGTAACGCTTCTTAGCTGTCCAAATACCTTTATCGGCCAAAGCCTCGCGCTTCATTTGCATCTTTTGTTCGTAGGCATTAATATATCCAGCAAGTTCAGCATAAGCTTTGTCAATAAACGGTTGAATGCGATCTTCACATGCCTTGTCCATGAACTTGATGATTTCTCTTGTATCAGCATTAGGCTTCTGCTTAACAATAGTCTCGCTGACCAGTTTATCAAGTGAGAGGTAAATAGAATCCGTGTCCGACGCAATAACATAGTCTGCATCCTTTGTCTTTAGAAGTTTGTTGAGATATTCATTAATCTTCTTCTCAATCCAACGAATAGACAACTGACCTGCGGTCGTAATACCAGAAGCTTGTCTGATATCAAAGTATCGAAAGTACTGATTGCCCAAAGCGCCATAAGCTGAGTTTAGCGAAACTTTCTTAGCCAATTGAAGATTATTGAACCGAGCGATTCTTTTTTCGATTTCATATTTTCTTGTTGGATCCGTTTCGCGTTCAACTTCTTGTTTAGCTGCGAGAGCTTTCTTCTTGTACGCAGACCTATCATTATACATTTTCTCCATGATCTCTGGCAAAAACCCATGACGCTCTTTTGTGAAGAACTGTCCATTAGGAGTTAGCGTGGCATCAGCCGTTTGTAGAACACTGGTATTTATTTCTTGATTCAGAAGATTGTCCACAGAAATATGATTGCGAGAAACAAACTCTCGC